TCAAGCCTGCCTCCTTTTCAGAATCGTCAGCGCTGGTGCGCGGGAATCGGTTACTGATACTTTATTTGCAGCTTCAATCAGTTGGTCCAGCTCTGCGGCTGAGTAGTGACTGGTGATGCTGCCGTTCTTGTGTCCGAGCAATGCTTTTCGATCTTCTTCGGTGACGCCTGCTGCCCGCAGCCTTCTGCCAAAGGTGTGCTTCAGGTCGTGAACCCGGATCTTGGTGAACCCTTCATGTGGCGCGCGGAGATGTTTCTCGAGCCACTTCTTGGTCGCCCTGATCCTTGCTCGCTTCCAGGCCGAGTCGTTCATTCGGTGAATCATGGTCTGATTCCCGTCCGCATCCGGCATCCCGAAAGGGAAAACGAAATGCTTATGCTGGCCGCGCTGATTTTCGATGATCGACTTGGCCACACTGTTTAAGATCACTAAGCGTTCGTCCCGGTTCTTCACACCGGACCGTTCGCTCCTGCCTCCAAAGCTAGCTGGGATCAGAAACACGCTTGTTCCCAGTTCCGGTACCGCAATCTCCCAATCCCATTGAAGTTTGCACACCTCCTGCTCCCGGCAGCCGGTGTTGACCTTGAACATCGCCATGATCTGCAAATGCGCTGGAAGCTCAGAGAACAGAATCGATTGCTCTTCCCACGAGAGCGGGTAGGGCTTGCGACTGGTCGTCTTTTCATCCAGCAGCGAGATCATCGGCACGGTATCAAGCCACGGTCTGCGCTCATCATCTCGCCACTTCCTGGCACACAGGTTTAAAACCCGAATGACCCGCTGAAGGGCGATGTTTACCGTCCTATTCGTGACCGGCCTTTTCCCGTCCTTGGGGTTCAGCTTCGATTTGATGTACGGGGCCAGGGCCGCGTCATCTACATAGGTGACCGGCATGTCCCCAATGAAGGGATCGAGCTGAGCCATGTACGTCGCTGAAATGTGGATTGAAGCCTGGTCCTTCACTTCCAGCAGGAACTTGATGGAAGCCTCCCGCCAAGTCCTGACCTGCTTTACCCCGTAGACCTTTTGTTGCCGCAGGTTTTCGAGCAGGTGAATCAGGAATTGCTCCGCTTCCGCCCGGTCACGAGTGCCAGTACTCGCTTGAATTCGTTCTCCTCGGTAGATTTTGTCGATTTTCCAGATGCCGCTCGGCATTTGCTGGAGGCCTGAGATTGCTTTTTGGGCCATGGCGTTTCTCCTTTTGCTCCGCCACGGCGCTCGCTGCGAGGCTGATTGTTGTCTTGATTAGCTGCCTTTTCAATCGACTTGCGCGCGACGTAGGCGTCCGCCCACTCGTCCAACTCATGCCGGTCGAAGGCGACGCCTTGTTTTCCAATGGGAAATTCACGGATGTGCGGGCGTACCTCGGCGTCAAATACCGCACGACACATGCCCAGGTACGCCGGCGCTTGTTTGGCCCGGATGAAACGGGGGAGGAGCGCGAGATCTGCGGTCATTTCTTCATCGCTCCCGAGCGACGCGGCCGACGGCCTCGGCGTCCATTTTCACTTTGACTTGGCTTTGACGAGTAGGGAATGCCTCTCCCTCCCACCTTCCTGGCGTGCCGCGTATTGCTCCATGGTGTTCGTACCGGCGGGGTTTCTTGCTGGCGAAGAGCTTCTCGCAGGCCTCAAACAGTGCCTGTTCCCCCTCAATGGCTATCAGGTCTTGGCCTGCCATCGAACCAACCTGAATCCAGCCCGACTTGTCGCGCCCATAGTGTTCAGTCTTGAACAGCCGGTAACGGTTCCTGTGCCCGGTGTTGGGCGACGAGCTCTCTGTGTTCAGGAAGAAGTGGGCGCCGCCTTGGCGCACTTGCAGGACAGTCTTAGCCATTGCGCACCTCTGTTTCAGGCACCGAGCGAAGGCTCAGCAGTTTAATGCCGCAGGCCTTGGCCAATGCTTGGAGATCTCGCACGGTGGTCTGGTCGCGTTTCATCGCCATGCCCAGGTCTATAAGGCGCTGGCCGAACTCCGCGAACTCGCTTGATTGGGTCGGTGCTTGAGTGGTCACTACATGTCCTCTCGGTTAATGGCTGCCTACAAGGCAGTTTCTCCAAGGCGAGCAAAGGCCCGCCGCATTGTTGGCTTTCGCAAAATGGTGATGGCTCTGGGTTCGCCATAAGGCAAAGGAGAAGTAATGTGAATTTAGCAAGCGCTAAATAATTCGTCAATACAAATTGCTAAATGATATTTTGCTAATGCGTTGAGAGAGCGGCAGATGCGACGCGGTGCTGCTCGTAGTGGCGATTTAATGGTGCTAAATTTCGCTTCGGTAAGAACTAGCTAAGCCAGAAGAGGCCTTTCTAGGCTAGACCGACATCAGCCGAGCACAAATTGGGACATCAAGTGGAATTGAAGATGTGCACGCGTCAAATTGCCAGTCTATTGCTGGCGACGTTTCTCTCGGGTTGTAGCAGTGCCCCAAAGGAAAAGACTGAATTTGAGAAGCAGCTAGACGCGGCGCCGATGCCCACCACTGAGGCTGATCGGTTAAATCAATGCAAAAATCTCAGCGACCTGCTTTATTTTGAATTACAGGATATTGCCGGCTTAAATGGATTTTCTTCTGCTTTCAAGCCTCATGACCCTTCGAAATCCTTAGCACTTAGACGGCGCATGGATTCGATAAACTGCACCAAAGCAGAAAGGCGAAACTGGCTCCAACGATTGCAGCCTTAGCAGAATAGATGGCTGGTTACGCTGATGAGGTGAAGGCGGGAAGCATGGTTTGGGGCTAGGCTCAGTTACCCCGGTCGGAGTGGTACTTCAAATGGATTGAGCTTTTCGACGAGAACTGTCGGTTTGTGGAATTGAGGGTTTTTGAGCAGCATTGCAAGGAGTGCGAAATGCCAGTAGTAGCCGTATTGAACGACGAGTCGGACCTAGGTGAAATTCTTGGAGCATTGAAGGCTTATGGCGTAGTGCTGGCTAACCACTTCACCCGCCCCGGAGCATCGGACCTAACGCGCGAGCTCAGAATTGCATTGGGTCCGAGGACTGACGAGAATCAGCTTGTTTGCCATGATCTGCCTCTGCCAATAGATGGCGATCCGTGTTGGACCAGCGTATTAGTCCTTCCTCCTCGATATCACTTTCAATACCGAGAAACTATTGCCTTGGCTACAAGAGCGCTGATCGCCGCACATGAATCGAAGGAAAAGAGCGTTTTTCTCTACCATGAACCGTAGACACTACCGGGACGTGGAAAGCGTAAAGTCGGGAAGGATTGCGTGGGGTAAGATCGTGCAGTCCGCGATCTTGGCCGTGTGATCTGGCGGGCGATGTAATCGCGCAACAATTGACAGAGCGATGCCTTGCCGAAGGGTTTCTGAATGCCGAAGACAAAGCCGCAAAGTAGAGCTGCAGCGACTGCTACTGAAATTGAGCACGCCATCCAAGCCCTGAACAAAATGGCTGAGCGCCTTTGGGGAGATGGTCGAGAGACCGAGGCGAAAGCCCTCCTTGATGCCTTGGATTCTCTAAACCGGGCGCTCGATCGGATCAGGATTGGAGAGAGCCGCAAGGTTCTTCATTGACGACCGCCATGGACTCGATGATCGGCTGACTGCTTACGCTGATAAGGTGAGGCGGGAAGGATTGTGTGGTGCCAGGTTAATTCGTGCCGGGAAGCACTGATTGCCTGATGCGGAATGGTTGTAGCTAGCCGCCTGGTGGCTTTATGCCTCTGCTTTGCGTATTATCGCGCGACTTTTGAGCTTGCACTGCTATATATCTTAGATGAAGCTCGATGCCTAAGGATTGGGAATGTTTCGAAAAGTTTACGCCATCCGGTTTGACAAGCCTGCAGGTAACGGCAGAAATCGCGCATGTTTTATAACCTGCTCAGATCTGGCTGGCGAGCGCTCTGAAGCTATCGTGAAATTCAGTTCTGGGTGTGAAAGCGGTGTTGGGGCGCTGATTCGTGAAGCACTGTCATCGTTTTTTGCCGCAGATTTGGGTCTCCACATTCCCGAGCCCTTACTGGTTGAAGTGCCGACTCAATTTACCGCAGGTCCTGCGTTCCCCGAGCATAGCGCCTTCATATCCACAAGCTCTAGGTACGCGTTTGGGTCTACAAAGCTCGCTGCAGGTTATCAGATCGTGTCACCTGCCCATCCCGTTCATGGCCCTATGATCCAAAGGGCAGCGGAAATTTTCGTGTTTGATACATTTACTGCCAATTATGATCGTGGTCCGCAAAATCCAAACTGCCTAACGCAAGGAGATTTTGTTTCAATCATTGATCACGAGCTAGCCTTCCTGATGGGGTCCATTCTCTTCTGGAAAAGCCCCTGGGCTGTAGGTGGCGGGGAAGCGCTTAGCAATGTGGATAAGCACGTTTTTTGGATCCACGTTCGGAAACAAAAGATCGATTTCGAGAGAATGAAAAGCTGCCTACTGATGATTGATGATGCTAGGCTGGATTCATATTTGGCAGCACTCCCGGACGAGTGGCTGGCTGGACAAGGGAACGTTATTGCCTCTGATATTGTCTCCTACATTCGAGACCTCAGAGAAAATAGCACTGAGGCTTTTAACGAAGTTGTGAGGGTGCTTTCATGATCAACTTCCAGAATTATGAATTTTCGGTTTTGCGGTATGTACACGACACCCTAACCGGAGAGTTTGTAAACGTTGGCGTTGTTATATATTGCGAAAAAGAGAAATGGATTTCAGCGCAATGCAGAAACACCTACGCACGAGTCTCGGCCGTTTTCCCGAATTTGAATAGCTCTCACTTTCGAAAAATGATGAAATTCGTGCAGACAGAGTTTTGCAGAACAAATCAGTCTCTAAATACAGAGCTACAATTTTCTGAGATAAAGTCTTTGCAGACTTTATTGCATAAGGTTTTGCCTAAAGATGACAGCTCAATGCAATGGTCACCGATTTCTGCCGGGCTTTCTCTCAATCTAGAGGCGGAACTGACTTTGTTATATGAGCGGTATGTTAGCCATTACGACATTAAGGTGGCGCGCGATAGACGCACGGAACAAGATATATGGAAAGACTTCAAGAAGACGCTTGAACAATTCAGTCTTGCAGAAGAGTTTCAATCTAAGCGAATATCAGTCAAGGACGACGAAATAGAGTTTCAACACTCTTGGAAAAATGGTATTTGGCATTGTATAGAGCCAATTTCTTTTGATCTTACTGATGGCGACTATTTCAAGGATAAAGCCCACCGGTGGCTTGGCCAGTTATCAAGTATCCAAGACTCGGCAGATGAGTTTAAAGTTTACTTGTTGGTTAGTCCCCCTACTGAAGTTGAGCTACAGCCAGCTTTCCACAAAGCGTTAAGTATTTTAAGAAAAATCCCTGTGGCAAGTGAAATCTACCTAGAGCAAGAGGCACCTAAGCTTGCCGAAGAGATTCAGAAGAAAATGGAAACCCATGCAAACTCATTGCACTGATCAATAAATGCCCGGCTTAGCGCCGGGTTTTTTCGTATCTGACTTGCAACTCGAAAGGCGCCATCTACACTGGCTTCAGCTGAAGGATCAGCACCCAGCGTGAAAAAAACAGCCCGCCCTGTGCGGGCTTTTCTTTGCCTGCGATTCCAGGGATGCGCCAGCTTTTATCCTGGGCTACGCTTGCCACTCCCTCGAATGGAATCGAAGCCATGCCTACCCCCGAATACTCTCTTCCTGATGTCCTTGAGCGCATGTATCACAACCAGCTCGCCATTGAAGCCGCCTTGATGGAGCTGACCCTGATGGTCGAGAGCCAAGGTCATGTCGATGTAGGTGATAACGTCCGCGGAGCCCTAGAGGCAATTGGTGAGAACGCCGGGCACATTAAGCAGGGGCTGGCCAAGCTCAAGCTTCAGCGCTGATCTGTGTTGCCAGGGGGAGGGCGGCGGCGATCTCTTCCATCGTCGCCATGTCTCGCTCAAAGTAGGCTGCGCCGGCGTGTGTTATCGCGAGCTGATGGTCTCCAATTTCGACGACGTCCACCAAAGCAAAGAGTGAGATCAGGTCTAGCCCTTCGGCTCTACCAATATCGGTCTCCCACGAGTCATTTCCATCTTTCAACATATCGGCAAAGTCTTTGGCCTCTTCGTGCGTGCCGAAGAGTTCGAGCATTTCTGTCGACCAAGTTTTACTGCGGTCGCGATACGCAATCGTCTCTGGGGATCCTTGACCCCCGAGATAAAAGGCATGCCTGTTTGCGAGAGCTTGCGCGTCCGGATGGTTGGGGCCGCGCCGAATTATCCAGGCACCGTTAGGGCCCTTCGCGCTGATATGTGGGATCAGTACGTACTGCTTGATCGTTGGTTCACTATCGAAAAGGTTGTAAGGCAGGGACGGGCGGCCCAGGCGTAAAGCTGTAGCGCCGCATCCAAGTCTCCCGCGATTGCTCTCGAATGTGTTCCAGACGCCAAGAGGGTTGAGCCTGTCCATCAATCGAATCATCGCCGGTACCAGGATCTGCGACTTTTTGCCCATGTAGTGCGCGACTCGAATGAGCTTTCTGTCTCGCTCGCTGATTTCTTGCGTGGGTACCGGCTCAAGGTCCGCCGCGGCGAACTCTACGAATTCCCATTCAAGGACGCCTTCTTTTTCTAGCGCGGCTAACGCCTTCAAACCCTCCGGCTCCATGTACAACTGTTCCGGTCGTAATGGGATCGAGTCCGTCTCGCGCGCCGCGCGGCTGGCGCTAGGGACCGGCTTAATTGAATCGATCGCCGCTCTCCAATCGCAGTCAGGCTCGGTCCAGATCGCGATTGCGTCAGGGAATACCACACCCGACGTGCTGCTCTCTGGTTTTCCGAAGTAATAGCTAACGTATGGAAGGGCGCCGAAGAAAGTCTTCGTTATTCTCCTGGGCGCAGGGTGGGGGCCTTCAACGAGTCGATACTCGAGGACGAGATCTATGTCACCACAGATCAGTGCGCCGCGGGCATACGAGCCGACCACCCATAGCGAAGTGATCTCGACCTCGGACGTAACTGCTTTGTTGAAGAAATCTTTATGGGCGATGGTGCGGGTCGAAGCCTCGTCGAGCTTCTGGCAGATCCGCTCCAGTTTCTTGGTGAATGACTCGCGGGGATAGCGCTTTTCGAGTGCGGCCATGCTCTTGTCTCTTCACGCGGAGTGAGGAGATCGAACGTATCATTTCAGGCGGCTAAATCACCATTAGCAGTGAGTACAGTGATGGTCTCCGTCGTGCATAAAAAGCCCAGCGCTGGGCTGGGCTTGGTGTATTCTTAACAGGAATCGAATTCTGAAATTCCATTCCTATAGGTGATAGATGAAAGAGCAAGAGACAAGCCTTGGCCTGAATCTCACATCGCTACGCCAGCCCGATGATTATCAGGAGTGTCTGGTCTACAGTCCATGTGAAGGATTCATGGTCGCAACATGGAAGAATCTCGGAGATGAGCCGGGCTTTTACTTGTTCGCAACCTATGAGCCACTTCATCATGAGCAGACACTGTTCTGGGCTGTGCTCCCCACGCCAGAGGATATGAGCGAACTATGCCGACAATTAATGACGACAAAGATAAAAGCTATTAAAAATGTCGACCAGCCATCGACATGATTCGTCTTATTTCATAAATAGCTGGACTCAAGCTGTCATTTGAAATTCCGATCAGTGCTAGATCTTCTATGTTCTGCTGTGTAAAAAATTCGTTTCCGCTAACGATTAGGCTTTCGAGTCTGGACACGCCCTTCGGGACTAATCCAATCCATGCGTGCGTTTTGCTTATTTCTCCAGGACGCCATTGATGAATCTCTTCTCCACTTGCTGCTATGACTGCTTTTAAAGGGCTTATGAAATTAAATAAATCTTCGTCCTTGTGAGATGCACCTAAGAAACTAAATCCAGAAATTTCACCAATTTTTATTTGTTTCGGCGGGACAGATCCTGACTTTCTTGCTTCTGGATTGGTCTCAAGGTATGCCTCACGCTCTGCGAGTGATCTGGCTTCATATCTGTAAAGACCTGGATCTCTCGACTTTATCTTGTGGTCGAGCCTGGAGCTGTCTGTCGCAGATAGCGCCCCGCGGAGCTTGAATCGAAGAGATTTAAGAAACAAGTAATTTTGCTGGATGCTAGTGATGGTATGAAGCATCGACGGAGCTACAGTTTTTAGCTCCAGTATCCTACCTATTTTCAGTCGCTTACTATAAAGCTCGTCATGCCTTTTCATTTCTGCCGCAAAATCAGTTTTAAAGTGCTTTGTTCCGCAATCTTTCCCTATGTTTGTTTCCAGCTTGTCACTTGTTGTAATCAAATACCCATGAAGGTGCGGCTTGCCACAATCAGAAATCCCACACTTTATCATTTGTCCTTTTAGGTGATAGGGTGCGACGATGTTTCCAAAGTTTCGCTCCTTATGTTTTGGGAAAAAATGTAGTGGGGACTTGTACCATTTTCGGCATACAATTGATTCAATATCCGTTAACACCGGGACATCATCAAAAGATAAATTATCTTTGTCGTCGATCATTTCGCTTCCTTGAATTGACTTAAGCTGCTTACGTTGATCAGTCCCGCACAATCTTTCCCGCCCTCACTCATCCGCATAACCCCCGCAACAAATCCGCTTCTTCGTGGAAGAAGTGCGCACCTGTCACGAAAAGGGTTATGGCATGCACTCTCAAATATTCAGGGGAGTGCTCGTCGCGGTGGATTCCTTCGGTTCGTGCAGTCCGGTCGAGTAGTAGTCGTGAAGCTGCTCCTCAATCTGCTGAAGGTGCGCCTTGTTGAGCTCCAGGTCCTCGCCTGTTGACGAGATCAATCCTTTCGGAAAGCACCCTCCGGCAATCAGCGCGTGCATTGTCTCGTGTGCTCGCTGCTCTGCATTTTTCGCCATCTGCTAGCCCACCTTTCTATTTCGGCTATTGGTAATTCACGCCTTAGCCTAGCGCATCCTCAGTCAAGCGCCCGTTCTGCCTGCTCAACTGCCAGCTATTACATTTTGCTAACTGGCGATAGACTACTGGAAGTCGATTGGTTGGTTAGTGTAGGGGGATTTTATGAAAAGACTGAAGGCATGGCCAGAACTTGAGATTTACGAAAGGCTAGAGCCTTACTATTATTCTACAGAGTTTCCGCCTCGTTGGTTTAATCTTGAGAACTACACAAATATTGTGAGTAGGTCAGTTGCTGCGTGGAGTGAAGCTGTTTCTGCGCGACATTTTGTAAAGGTGAAATTTGTAGATGAAGGGCCAGATGATGCTAGCTGGGCTATGTATTTCATGTCGTCTTTTTATCTCGCGCAAGAGACGTTGTCTGAGTTGAGTAAGGAGGATTTCGAAGGGGGCGGAAGAGAGACCGCAATGGTGGATATGGATGCTTTCAGCTATGCGAAGTTTCTATCAGCATATTTGCAGGTGGCTCCAGACTTGCCGCTTGACGAAATTCTTGATTATGAAAATGGACTTACGATTATTCCCCCTAGCGACGCAAGCGAATCACTTTTAAAACAATATTCTCTAGTTACTAATCTACCTGTGTGGCGTATGCAATCCGATATTAGGGAGACGCTGTTTTCGCAGGTTGGATCATTGGTTCCAGTTTATCTTGACGTCGCGGCACCTGATGAACTAATAGCTAAGTCCGCAGTGGAATATGCTAAAACGATTAGAGAAAAGCTTGGCATTTCGAATCTAAAGCAGAAAATTGCTACCAAAGATATTGATAAGTGGATCGATCAGCGGCTTCTGGCATACATAGATTTGACTTTGTGGTTTGAAGCTGTGGGGGCAAAACCGCCTATTCATCAGATTGCTGATCTGATTTTTCCAGAAAAATCAGATGTAGATACTTCTGAGTTTATACGCAAGACGGTTAGGAAAAATGCACATCTTCTGATGAGTGCGAGCATTGGCGGGGCTCTCACAGCCCAGGCTGGAACAAATGATTTGGCCGATATAGAGGATTTGGCTGAATAACCGGAAGCGATTTGATTCAATTCTCTTCCGGATACAAGTTTGTGTGTGGCGGATTCCGGAAAAAAGACGGCCCTTATGAGGGCCTTCCAATTGCAAATTTTATGTGAATAATTGGAAACCATCGTAACCACAGAAGCTTCGAGAGGCGCACGATGGCCATATATGTTCCGATTTACCCGCAAGCACTTTTCGCCCGTCATAGACGTGCTGCACTACAACGTTCAGAAAGATTGCGCTTCAAAAAACAATCGATAGAGACTGCCCCCCATTTATCTCGATCTTGCTGGAGAGTAGATGGAGACTCTTGCGGCGTTAAGGTGGGATTGTCGCAGGACTCACTTAACTCTTTCGTGCGCCGCCAATGCGTCGTGGCGGTGAAAGAGGCTCCGACTCCTGAATTTTCCGAGTCACCGAGACTTCTGGCATTTCCGAAGTCGGCTCCGGATCACCATAGGTTATCCAGATCGATTCACCCCCATCCCATTCAAAACCATAGCCCGCGTCATTCAGTTCTTGACTTAGCTCTATCTGAATCTTCGCTAGTTCTTCAAACGGCAGTGACTCCAGTCCGAGGTCACTGAGGGATACGTCTGCACTGCTCAGGCCTCGGAGGACAGACCGGTTTATCGCAATCCTGATTCGCTCTCGCACTACGGCTGGCAAGCTCTTCCGCGCTATGGATGCATATTCCTTAGCCATATCTGCGGTGAAAAGCTCTTCTCCGTTTTTGCCGTCAGCGAGGATGCTTAGATTGAGGCGCGCCACAATCTCTGCCGTTAAGGAACGCCCGCTCTCCTTCGCAGCTTGCTCAAGGAATGTCTTGAGTTCGGCCGGAATCCGAAAATTTACCTGAAGGTCTGTTCTGCTCATTCCCAAATAATGAAGCACGGTGCTATTGACTGCAATAAAGCACGGTGCTTAAATCCTGATCAAGCACGGTGCTTGGTTTGGAGGTTTGAGATGAAGGTACGTGAAATGACGCAGGTGGTCTTTCGAGCGGATCCCGACGTTAAGGCTTGGCTCGTAAGGAAGGCGCAGCAGGAAGAGCGCAGCCAGAACTGGCTGGTCGGGAAGGCGCTAAGAGAGGCGATGCAACGAGATGAACAAATCAAGCAGGCATAAAAAAACCCCAGCGCTGGCCGGCGCTGAGGTTTGGATAACGTCAATCTACTAGGAAAAACGTCATGGATAAGCATACCGCAGTAAATGAAAAACTCAATGCTGGCGCTGTCTGTATGCCGGTCACGGTGGAGTTGTCTTTCACGATTTGCAACCCGGACCAGGAACACTTGCTTGCTGTACGACCCGGGATCCCAGTAACGGATGCCCTTGAGGAGGCCTCCTGCATTCTTAGCGAATTGAAGTCATCACTTGAAGCAGCTGCCATGGGGATGGATGGAATCACGCCTAATCAGGCATGGCTCCTGTTTCGGGCGGTTGGTACAGCGAAAGCAATCGTCGACTCGACACATGCAGGCCTGGAGAAAACCCAATGAACCTCTCATTGAGCAAACACGGGCAGAATTCTTGCGCAGCGGCAAGCTATCAGCCTGCTGAGAACTCACCTCGCGCTGTGACCATGAGCAGTTCGGAAATCGCAGAGCTAACGGGGAAGTTTCACGCTCATGTTCTTCGTGACATCCGCACAATGCTTGAGGCGTTGAAAGATGATCCAGTTCTGGATCATGTCCGTGAGGACAAGGATGGTCGTGGGTACACCGTAAATTTCCATCTGGATAGAGAGCTGACAGAGACGCTTCTGACCGGCTACAGCATCCCACTTCGTCGCAAGGTTGTTCGTCGTCTCCACGAACTCGAAGAGGCTAACGCGAAACCGACCTTCGACTACGCAACTGCCTTGAGCGACCCTCGTACACTCCTGGCGCTGCTCACCGAGAACGTGACGAAGGTCGTCGCGCTGGAGGCGGACAACATCGAGCTCTCGAAAGAGAACCACGAGCTGGAAGTGAAGGTTGAGCAGGATGCGCCGAAGGTGGCTTTCCACGACATGGTCACGGTGTCGCACAAGACTTACAACGCTGCCCAGGCTGCGAAGATTATCGGCACTGGCCGTACTCGGTTGCTGCAGTTTATGCGGCAGAAGGGCTGGGTAACGAGGAACAACGAGCCCTACCAAGTAAAGATCGAGGCAGGTCTGCTTGATGTGAAGCTGGGTACCTTTGAGCACCCAATCGACGGCACGATCCCGACGTGCTCGACGTTGATCACTGGCAAGGGGCTGACCAAGCTTCAGGCTATGTGGCAGAGCAGGGAAGAGGACTTGCTGAAGTAGCAGGATAGAGCCCGGCCCAGCGCCGGGTTTTTGCTATCTGGGGTTTATGGCTTTTCGGCGTTGGCTTTTTCGAGGAGGCCGGCAATGCCTTCCAGCAGTACCAGGTCCGACTCTTTCAGCTTCCCCTTGGCCGCGGCTCTGGCCAGCTTATCGATGATGGTGATCGCCCTGGGTGACGCGCTCCCTAGCATTGCTTGGTACGCGGGGGATTGTTCACGGTGGACCTCATGCCTCGAGAATTCGCCCTCGATGACGTTCGAGCCGTAGTTGCCCGGGTTAACCAGTACGCCCGGTGCCAGGCCGATTTTCTGCTCAAGATTGAGCGCAGCTTTCTCGCCCAGGCCTCGATGGCCATTGAGGATCTGGGACAAATAGGAAGCGTCCAGATCGTGCTGGTCGGCGAATTCTTTCTGGCTGAGTTGGCCGATTACGCGCCGCAGCGCGTCGACCCGAAGAGTTTTCATATCCATAGGCGAATAGTGATCCCGCGTTAGCAAACAGTAAATTATAAATTGCTATTGTTATTTGATTTAGCAAAGCGTAATCTGAGCTTCTTTCGGAGATCACCATGACGCTAATCGACCTCATCCGCTCCTTGGAGCCGGCCCAACTGGATGCTCTAGCAGAGCGAAGCGGCACCAGCGTCGGCAACCTCAAACAGATTGCCTACGGGTATCGCCTGGCTGGTCCCGGACTCGCCATCAATCTTGATCGCGAGTCGGGGAGGGCGGTGACGTGTGAAGAACTGCGTCCTGATATCGACTGGGCTTATCTGCGCAATTCACCTACCAGCTCCGAGCAATCTGCCGCCTGATCCGATGAGCAAAGTTTCGCTCAACGACAGGATGTGCTGCCACGACAACCGCCAAGAGGTTTCCCGAATGGAACAAGTACATCGCGCAATTCATGAGGCAGTGCTTGATGCGGGGCCAAAGCAATTGGCTCACCTGATGGGCATGAGCCACACCGCGCTGCTCAACCGCAGCAACCCGAATGACGACTCGCATCGGCTGAACCTGGAGCAGTTCCTACAGATTCTGGTGCACAGCAAGAACCCGGAACCATTGCAGTTACTGGCGAGCGCCTTGGGATACGAGTTGGTGCCTCAAGTGAAGCCTGAGGGAGTCAGCCTGATTCAAGCGCTTGTACACCTGGCTGCGGAGTCGGGAGATGTGTCCCGCGCTGTGCATGACGCCATAGCGGATGGACATGTTTCGCAGATCGAGAAGGCGGGCATCCAGAAAGAAATCGGCCATGTGCGGCAGAGCTTGCTGGTGCTTGAAGAATCGGTGAAGGCGGCCTGAATACGCCAGCCAGGACAGGACTTGCATTATTTCAAACGGGTGGATGATGAAATTCACCCGGTGCAGAAAGCAACAAACCCGGCGGGAACCGGGCTTATCAAATCGTCCTGTGCAACCAGGACAACACATCTCGTAGAGGTATTTATCATGGCACACGCAATTGGTGGTGAACAAGCTCGTCGGCTGATGTTGATCAACTATCCGCTGATTTGTACGCGCGACGACCTGAGTTTTACAGCGCGTGACGTTCAGGGGCGCATGGTCAATTGGCCACGGAACAACCCCGGCGTCGCTGCCGACTGGGAAAAGGGTATGACTTTCTTCGATCAAGAAGTCAGTGCGTTGGCGGCCTTTGACGAAACCGAAGCTTTCCATGCAATTCAGTTCGCAATCATGGGCATGGGCGGTCGCTGTACGAACCTTGAAATTGGTTTTGTTCAACGCGTTGCTGCGGCCGCGGTATTGGGCCTTCGCGCTATGCGAAATGGTGAAGCCGATTTTGTTGCTGTCGATCGGGAGGACAACTAATGAGTGTTCTTCGAGATCACCATCCAGAGCCCTCTACGGCCTGCAAAATCGCTGGTCCTTGGCCAACCTATGCCAGCTTCCGAAATCTCCCTGAGCGTGAGCGCTGGGTCCTTTACGGCAGCGCCAAGGCGTATCGGCAGGCTCTGGAGGATCAGGGTTTCGTCATGGCTGAATCCTACGACGCTTTCATCAAGCGTGTGACAGACGAGATGGAGCTCTAACGTATGAGTATTCAGTCAATGGTCTGGGCTCTTGAGCAGCGGCTGGTCGAAGAGTCCACTGCTCGCCACGTTCTCCTGTGTCTTGCCAACTATGCCGACAAGAACGGAAAAGGGGCATTCCCCTCTACGAACAGCTTGAGCGATGACACTGGCCTGGCCGTGCGAACGGTCAAGTACAAGCTCGAGGCACTCGAGGCGCTTGGTGCGATTCGCCGCGGAAATCAAGCGATCGCGGCGGCCTATATCGACAGGCACGATCGTCGTCCGGTGGTCTACGACATGGCCGTTGAGCGGGGTGCACCTGATGCACCCCGTGATGAACGGGGTGCAAATGAAGACGTAACGGGGTGCAGCTCACAACAGAACGACGTGCAAATGACGACAGAACGGGGTGCACCACATGCACCCAATCCTTCATCTATCCGTCAACTACCCGTTAATAAACCAAAAGAAGGCGCAGGCAAGCCTGCTGGTGCTCAGGCGAAGGGGAAGTCGAGCAAGTTTGATCCACTAGCTGCCAAGCCTGAAAACGCATCGACCGAATCCTGGATCGGGTTCTGCGAAATGCGTAAATCCAAGCGCAAGGAGCTGACTGAGCGAGCCTGTGAGTTGATCGCCAAGAAGCTGGCTAACCATCCCGATCCTGATGCCGTCTTGGATAACTCAACCACAAATGCTTGGAGTGATATCTACCCGGATTCGGTATTGCCCGGCACTGGCGCAAAGAATGGCAAAACATCGGCTTATCACGGTCTGCCTACCCACACGCACGAGATGTATCCAGAGGTGAAAAATGGCCCGAACTTCTAATTTTTGCAGACAGCCTCGTGTCCGCTTCTTTGATCTCGAATGTCCGTTGCATGGTTTGGTGAACAGTTCCGAGACTGAGCAGTTCGACGGCTCGGTGTTGCCACGTGGTTGCAAGCATTGCCACTGGGAGGCTTTGCACACGGCCACGAGATCAACTGAGGCATACGCCTTGGCGAAGGGCAGGAAGAAGGCGGAAGACCTGAACAAACTGCTCATAGGCTCTGGCATCACACCTCGGTTCAGCGGGTGCACCTTCGACACCTACAGGACCGCTGAAGGGGGGCCGGCTATGGCCAAGGCTCTAGGTGCCTGCAAGGACTATGTTGCCCAATTTACCGACAACTACGCTGCCGGCCGTTCACTTGTCCTCTCCGGCAATGTCGGTAATGGCAAAACCCATCTCGCTTGCGCGATGGTCCTGGCAGTCATCCGTGAGCACGGGGCTCAAGCAGTAATTGCCACGGCAGCTGAGATCATCCGAGTCTTCAAAAGCACTATGGATCGCAGCGCCGAGTATTCGGAAAGAGATGTCCTCGAAGAACTTTCCAGTTTTGATCTGTTGGTGATTGATGAGGTCGGCGCTCAAAGTGGCAGCGCGTATGAGCTTGGCGTTCTTCACGAGGTGATTGATCGACGTTACCAGCTCGTCCTGCCGACGGTTGTCGTCTCCAATCTGGTCACTGTGGATCTCGCTCGCTACATCGGGGATCGCGCACTGGATCGCTTGAGGCAAGCCGGTGGGCAAGCTATCGGTTTCAACTGGGCATCTGCACGAGGTGCAGTATGAGCCGCGAACTGTTCAGCATCGAGGCAGAGCATGGCGTCCTAGGGGCGATCATGATGGACCCGTCCTTGTTCGACGAAATTACCAGCAAGGTAAAGAGTTCGGACTTTCATGATCTGGAGAACGCCGCGCTGTACCAGGCGATTGTCGATTGTCATGCAACGGGGGATCCCGTCGATGCGGTAACCGTTGGACTGTTTCGTCCTCGGTTACCGAGCGGTGATAGCACGCTGGCGTTCGCTGCCGAGATCGCCAAAAACATCCCAAGCGCCGCCAACTGGAAGGCGTACGCGCGTCACGTTCGAGAGCGCGCCGTGCTGCGCCAGGTTGTCCAGGCTGCCGACGTGATTAGAGAACAAGTCAGTGAGGACAGATCGGTGGCTGAGATTATCGCGCTGGCTCAGCAGGCTACTGCAGACCTACGCGACCTAGATGACGACCATCCTAAGTATCACCGTCTGGACCATGTCATGGGGCAGGCCGCTGAAGGCGTCAATGATAAACATCTTGGCCTGAGACCGGATTGGCCTTCGACCGGGCTCCACAAGCTTGATGAGTTGATACAGGGGATTCGCCCGAAGAAGGTGACCATCATCGCGGGGCTGCCAGGTAGTGGGAAAACCACCCTGGCGCTGCAAATTGCGCAACACAATGCCTGTGTAGCGAAGTTGCCGTGGTTGGTGTTCTCGATCGAAATGCCGGGTGAAGAATTGGGTGTGCGCGCTATCGCGTCCCTTGGCGGCGTGGACCTGCGGCGGCTCGACAATCCGGAAAAGATGCAGGATGACGACTGGGCACGAATGGTCGGAGCCGTAGCCAAGGCGCATGGAGCTCCGCTGTTCATTTGTGACGATCCTCATCAGACCCCGGCGAGCATTCGATCAACCGCAAGGCAATGTCAGCGTGAGCACGGCCTGGCCGGAATCATGGTCGACTATCTTGGGCTCGTTCAGTCAGAGAGGAGAGGGCGGACAAGAAGCGAAGAAGTCGGCGCGATCAGCAAGGCGCTCCTACGGCTCGCTAAGGAACTCAATGTTCCTGTGATTGAACTCTCTCAATTGAATCGTGATTCCACAAAGCGTGTTGGCAAGAGACCTCAAGCGAGTGATCTGCGTGACTCTGGCGAGATCGAGGCCGACGCCAGTTGCATCATCCTGGTTCATCGCGACATGGACAGCGAGGAGGGCCAAAACGGGGTCACAGAGTTGATCATGCCCAAGTGTCGGCACGCCAAGGTCGGAAGCTGTCTTGTCCAGCAACAGGGGGAATATGGGCGCTTCGTGGACTTCTGCGGAAACTCGTATCCATCGGATGAAGAGGTCGAGATGAATCGTCCCTTCGTCAGCAAGTACAGGGGGAACGCCAAATGAATGGTCAAGTTGCCGCAATGCTTCCTCGTAAAAGCATGAGTGATCTGGAGCGACAGTTTTTGAAGATTGCAGGCGAAGAGTTGGCCAAGGTCAAGCTTGGCGGCCCCAGCGCGTTGGCGTGCTTGCTCGACATGGTCGCCTCCTGGCACGGCATGCGGGCCGAAATCGGATTTCATGATTACGGTCAGCGATGGTTGATCGAAGGTAACGCCAAGAACAAACCTGCTGATCGGTTGCTGCGCGACCTGTTCGGCCTGAGTGACCCTGACCCGAGGAAGGCTGCATGAAAAAGCGAACGTACATCGGTAAAGCCTTGGGAGATACCGAGTGGATGCTGGAGCAGTGGGGTTATTGGCGGATGGACGGCATGGGGGTGCCGCGGTACGTTTCTCCGCTCTATGCCTTGATGCGCGACAACACACAGTGCCAGGGAGGAGTGAAGGAGTATTCAGTGACCGATGATCTGGCGTTAGTGTTGGATGGGGCAGTCGCTCGACTAACGAAGCGCGATCAGCAGATGGGAAATTTCATTTGGCTTTACTTCGGTGCTAAATGGCCGGCACTGCGCATCGCAAGGGAAAATGACATGGGGGAGGCGAAGGCACGGGAGGTCATTAAGGCTGGAGTCGCCTGGATTGATTCAGCGCTAGAGACAATTCGCGAGGCAGCTTAAAAAGTCCTTTCCACGCGGATAACTAACTGTTTTCATGGCACGGTGTTCAGCTTTTCAAGCGCGACACCACAGAGAAGCCCAGCCGTTGAGTTGGGCTTTTTCGTTTCCGCCGTTCGTCCAAAGCTCGGCACTTGCGATGCTCTGTCACCTCTGAAGTTTAAGCGCGGGCAATTCGCGCGTCAGAACGGAGAGCGAGCATGGACATTGATGAAAATGCGCCAGGAAACATTTCTCAGAGTGGCGCAACAAGCAGCACGGATAACGAAGCAGGCCATGACCCTAAGGGAAATGAGTCTGAGGTTCGGCTGCCCGCGGACGACGAAGCGCCTGTGGATGAAGAGATGTCGGACGTGGATACCAACAACTCGGTGTCGGGTGAGCATCCAGAAGCCGGGAAAAGCGGTCGCGTAGATGATCCGGACGCCGAACCACAGATGAACGATCAGGGCGCAGATGATAAGGAGCCTCGCGGCATGCCTGCGAGCGACCCGGAATCAGGAGCCTGAACAAATTAAAATCGTACCCATAGCCCGGCCATTGAGTCGGGCTTTTTTGTGGGTGTCGCGCAGGCGCTCAGAACAATCCGGAGAAACGCCATGAGCACACGAAATATCCATCAGTCAGAGGCAGAAGCGTTGAAAGAGTTACTGCTGTACGCCCTACCCAAGACTGGAGTGAACGCCCTGACGAACGTGGCAATTGAACACGCTAAAGCCGTCAGAGCTGCTTTTGACGAGCTAGCTAAACCAGCAAGCAGCTAGCGAGAAAGAGGCACAGTAACGGTGCCTTTGCCTGCCGCACTTTTGAAGTGTTCGGTCAGTTGTGCATGCGCTGCAATGATCGCAGTTGCGGGATTTTCAGCTTCCATTCCGGTCTTCAAGTCGCCCGCTCGAATCAACTCGATAACGACTTGAAGCGCTGCGGTGGCAGCATTGTTGTTGAGACTAACGATTTCGGACATGTTCGGCCTCCTAGGCCTTTTGATGTGGAAACAAAAAGTTACCACGGAAGCGCCGGACACCAGTAACGCCTCGCCACAGTGCGGGGCTTTTTTGTTTCTATTGCATGGTGGCGCAGTCAGGTAGCGCGCTGGGCTCATAACCCAGAGGTCGTTGGTTCAAATCCAGCCCTTGCATCCAAATTCTCCGCTGCTCCCCCCAGCGCTTGGCCGCTCACACCGGCCTTTTTTATTCCCTAACGCCGAGACCCACGAGGCGCCTATGAGATCGCAAACCATGTCAGAGCCCGGACCGTTTACCGCTTTGGGTGGGATCGCGCTCTACAAGCTCGGCGCCTTTGGCTTTGTCGCGGTACTGGCAGCCATTGTTGTGATGGCGATGACACTGCCCAAGACGGTTCGTGAATTCGTTGTCGCGATGATCAGCACCACAGTCTCCAGTATCTGCGGCGGCGCCTTCGTGGTGCGCTGGTTCGATCTTGGGGTCTGGGCGCATGACGATATCGGCCTGATTGCGATCGGCGGGATCATCTTCGTCTGCGGCCTGCCTGCATGGGTATTGGTCCGAGCCTGGTTCAAGTGGGCCGAGAAGCGCAAGGACAAGGATCTGGCCGAGCTGGCTACGGAGCTGAAGGATCTGCGCAAGACCGTCACAGGCGGGCAGTGACATGCCTCGCCAGATTAACGTCCGCGCCTACCTCCCCTGGTGGTTCCGCACTTACGTCAAGGCAGTCTACGCATTCGCCTACATGGCTGGGCTTGAGGTTGACCAAGACGTCATCCGCGCTCAGGTCAAGCAATTCACTCGTTACCGCGAGATCGATCCAAGCGATCAACAGTAAGTCACACAAGGTGAAACCTAATGGCGACTGCCAAGCACAAGGTTGTCTGGCTCGATAGGGGCTGGCAGCCAGTATTCATTGGGTTCTGCCCGAGCGAGAAGGCTTGGCATCGTGAAATGAAGCGGATGAGCGTGTCCGAGCCATACCCGAGTTCGTCAGGGTGCACCACGCGCTTTAAGACCGGCGACGACAGGGACTGCATCATCGTCTGCGTCCATGAGCGGCTGAAGGCTGGCAGCTGTCGTCACGGCATCATCGGGTTGATCGTCCATGAGTGCACGCATGCTTGGCGTTTCATCCTCGACACCATTGGCGAGGACGTCCCAAGCAGTGAGTTCGAAGCCTATTCAATGCAGGCGATCACTCAGCAGGTAACGACTGCGTTCTGCGACACCAGATTCAACCTCTTTAGCAAGAAGCCAAAGCAGTAGAAGGAATTCAACATGACGACCAAGCCTGACTGGGAGGCGATCGAACGCGCCTATAGGGCTGGTTCTCTTTCGATCCGCGCCATAGGTGAGCTGCACGGTGTAAACCACGCGACCATCCTCAAGCGAGCCAAAAAAGAAGGCTGGGCGCGAGATCTGACCGAACAAGTCAGAACCGCGACCAAGCAGAAAGTCACCACAGCGGTAACCACTAACGGTAACCAGTCGAAGGCGGTTACTGACGCCGAGATCATCGAAGAGGCTGCCTCTCAGGGCGCCGCCATTGTTCTGGCTCACAGGGCTGGCTTGGCTCGTTGGCAGAGCATCGCTGACAAGCTCAGCGTGGTGCTGGCCGAGATGGATGTGACTGAAGACAACTCCGGCGACTTCGCCCGCTCCTTGAACGCTGGTGTCGATGCTCAGCTCAAGGTCATCAAGGGTCAGCGCCAGGCTTACAACCTCGGTGATGACAACGGCGAAGGTGGCGGTCCTGCTGACCAAAACCTGACCATCAGTTTCGTCAAGCCATCCAATGGCAATTGAGTTTCCCGACAAGCTCGCATTCCTATTCGAGCCGCACCGGTACAAGGTGGCATACGGCGGAAGGGGGAGTGGCAAGTCATGGAGCTTTGCCCGAGCGCTGTTGCTGCATGGCGCTCAGAAGCCGCTGCGCATCCTCTGTACTCGGGAGATCCAGAAGAGCATCGCTGACTCGGTCCACAAGCTGCTTGCTGACCAGATCGCTGGCTTAGGGTTGGGCGCGTTCTACGACGTCCAACAGGCCTACATCAAGGGCAGGAACGGCACAGAGTTCAGCTTCGCCGGGCTGCAACAGCACACCATCGACTCGATCAAGTCCTATGAGGGCGTAGACATCGTCTGGGTCGAAGAGGCTCACGCAGTCGTGAAGAAAAGTTGGGACGTGTTGCTGCCAACCATTCGTAAGCCCGGGTCTGAGATCTGGGCTGGTTACAACCCGCAGCTTGAGTCTGACGAGACGCATCAACGCTTCGTCATTACGCCGCCGCCTGACTGCGTGTCAGTGCTGATGAACTACAGCGACAACCCCTGGTTCCCTGAGGTGCTCGAACAAGAGCGCCTCCACGCAAAAGCGACCATGAAGCCCGAGCAATACGCTCACATTTGGGAAGGTAAGTGTATGCCGGCAGTCGAAGGCGCCATCTACTTCGAGCAGATGAGTCAGGCCGAGTCGCGCATTGGTAACGTGCCGCACGACGGGCTGCTGAAAACCCACGTCATCTTCGACCTGGGCTGGAATGACGCGATGACGATCATCCTGGCGCAGAAGGTGGCCGGCGAGATCCGCATCGTCCACTACATCGAAGGGCATCAGCGCACGCTGGCCGAGTACAGCGCCGAGCTCAAGGGCTTGCAGCTGGATGGACAGCCGATCAACTGGGGGCACGTCTATCTGCCCCACGACGGCTACGCCAAGCGCCACCAGAGCGGCAAGTCAGACGCCGAGGTGATGGGTCAGCTGGGCTGGTCCGTGTTGCCAGTGCCGAACATGCACGTCGAGCAGGGCATCAACCGGGTTCGCGAAGTGTTCCCCCGCACCTATTTCAACCGTGACCGCACGGCTCGACTGGTGGAATGCCTCAAGCGCTACCGCCGGCAGATCAATCAACAGACCAACGAGCCCGGCGCTCCATTGCATGACGAATACAGTCACGGCGCTGACGTGATGCGTTACCTCGCCATTGTCACCGACCAACTCAGCAACGATGAGTGGGGCGGCAAGCTCAACTATCCGAAATCCAACAACGCATAAGGGCACAGCATGACTAAGGGTCTTACCGAGGACGAACTCAAAGCCCTGGTCGGGGCCGAGATGCGCCAGTCGCTTGGGTATGCATCGTCGAAGCTGAGCAACGCGCGGCAGAAGTCGATGTATTACTACCTCGGTATGCCGGTGGGTGATCTGTCGCCACCCGAGGTGGAGGGTCGTTCGTCCGTGGTGTCCACCGACGTGCGCGACACCATCGAGTCCATGCTGCCGCAGCTGATGGTCACCTTCGTGGGCTCCGACACCGTGGCCGAGTTCGAGGCGACCAAGCCTGATGACGAGATGAAGGCTCAGCAGGCGACTGAATACGTCAACTACCTGTTCTACAAGAAGAACAACGGCCATCGCATCGCGTACACCTGGATGAAGGATGCGCTGCTTCAGAAGAACGGCATCGTCAAGGTCTGGTGGGACACGCGCAACGAGGAAACCCGCGAAGAATACCGCGGCATGTCCGAGGTTGAGCTGGCTCAGCTGATGGAGGACGACGAAGTCAAGGTGGTCGAGCACTCGACGTCCGCTGATGAAGACGACGCCAAGCAGCGCCAAGAGGCCATTGAGCAGTTAATACAGCAGGCTCAGGCGCAACCGCAGTCCGCGCCTCGGGTCATGCAGCAAATCCAGCAGATCGAATCCATGCCGCCCAAGCTGGTCTATGACGTCGTCTGCAAGCGCACCAAAACAGATGGGAAGGTGTGCATCGAGAACGTGCCGCCTGAAGAGTTCCTGATTGCGCGCAACGCCAAGGACATTGAGACAGCTTCGTTCGTCGCCCACAGGGTGCAGCGCAGCAAGTCCGAGCTGAAATCGATGGGCTACAAGAACGTCGATCAGCTCACTTCGCAGGACTCTGGCCAAGCTGTGAACTCCGAGCGCATCCAGCGTCTCAGCTGGAACGACGAGAACGCCTACGCAGACGATGACGGTGAGGGCGACAAGAGCCAAGACCTGATATGGGTGCTTGAGGCCTACGTGCGCTGTGACTTCGACGGTGACGGCATTGCCGAGCTGCGCAAGGTCACGATGGCCGGCAATGAACTGCTCGACAACGAGCCGGTTGATGCCATCCCGTTCGTTTCAATTACACCTGTGCCGCTGCCCCACGAGTTCTTCGGCCTGTCCATTGCCGATTTGGCCATGGAGAGCCAGAAGACCAAGACCAGCATCCTGCGCTCGCAGCTGGACAACATGTATCTGGCCGTCAATGGCCGCTATTTCGCCGTGGAAGGGCAGGTCAACCTTGACGACCTGCTTACCTCGCGCCCAGGTGGAGTCGTGAGGGTCAAGCAGATCGGCGCTGCCGGCCGTCTCGATCAGGGTGCACCAGACATTGGTAACTCCATGCAGATGATGGAGTACATGCAGCAGGACCTGGAGAACAAGACCGGCTGGACGCGTTACAGCCAGGGCAATGACCAAGGTTCGTTGCACGACACCGCAACCGGCGTCAACGTGCTGACCAACAAGGCCGACATGCGCCTCGACCTGATCGCCCGCAACTTCTCCGAGGGCTACGTCGACCTGTTCAAGCTGATCCTGAAGCTGGTTTGCCAGTACCAGCAGAAAGAACAGATCGTCAAGCTCACTGGCGGCTGGGTGCCAATCGACCCGCGCGAGTGGAGCAACCAGTTCGACGTGTGCATCAACGTCGGCATTGGCATGGGCAACAAGGACCAGAAGATTCAGCACCTGACCATGCTGGGCCAAGTCCAGGCGCAAGGTCTGGAAATTGGCATCTCGACCCCGGACAACATCTATCACGCGGCAACCGAGCTCACCAAGCAGCTTGGGTTCAAGAACGCGGACAAGTACTTCACCGACCCATCGAAGCAGCCGCCGCAGGACAAGCCAGACCCTGAGCAGATGAAGGCTCAGGCGCAAATGCAGGTCGAGCAGGCAAAAATCCAGTCGTCCATGCAGATCAAGCAGATGGAGTTGCAGCACAACGCCCAGCTGGATCAGGCCAAGCGCGACCACGAGTTGCAGATCGAAACGGCCAAGATGCAGATGCAGGCTCAGGTCGACGCCAACCGCCAGCAGGTCGAAGCCGACCAGAAGACTCTGATGAGTCAGCAGCAGGCCCAGCTGGATGCGCTGAAAGACGAGCAGAAGACCCAGCAACTGGCCATGCAGCTGGACTTCGACCGCTGGAAGGCCGAGCTCGACGCAGAAACCCGAATCGCCGTGGCCCAGATCAGCCAGCAAACCACGTTGAACGCCGCGCAGATGAAGTCAGCGCAGGATTTCGAACAGCAAGGGGCGCCCGATGGCAACGCTTGAACAACGCATCTATGACGGCAACAGAGCCCGTGAATGTCTCGAAAACGAGCAGTTCATCTGGGCATTCGAAAGCATTGAACAGGAGTTGACCAGCGCATGGCGAACGTCACCGGCAAGGGACGGAGAGGCTCGGGAAAAGATCTACCTGACTCTCCAGCTCCTGACCAAGTTGAAAGCAACGCTCACGTCGAGCCTGGAGACGGGCAAGTTGGCGGACGCGGAGCGGATTTACCAGCAGTCGCTACTGGACCGCGCCAAAGAGAGCTTGCGGCTCTGAAAGCCTTTCTCACAGGCCAGTCCGTAATCATTCGCAAATGAATCCCTTGAGGGACAATCAATGAGCATGTTTATTCACCGCGCACCCGGCCATTTCCTCATGAACGAAGCCGGTGGCGACAGTGGCGGCGGTGCACTTGACGTCAACGGTGGGGCCGCAGCCTTTTCCGCGCTGCTTGACCCGCCTGCATCAGCCGGGCAGTCAGAATCCTCGGAAGAACAACCAGAATCACCTGTAGAGCCTGAAGCTGAGCTTGAGGTCGATCCAGACGCAAAAACCAGCGAGAACGAAGAGGCGCCACAAACCTTCACCGTCAAGATCGACGGCAAGGAGGTTCAGGTTCCCACTCGACGAGCTGTTGAACGGCTACCAACGTCAGTCTGATTACACCAAGAAGACGATGGAAGCCTCGGAGCAACGCAAGAACGCAGACGCCGCCGTCCAGCAGGCCCAGCAAGAGCGCCAGGAGTATCACTCCAAGCTCGAACGCATGGCCGCGCAGCTTGAAGGCGCGCTGGAGCAACAAAGTCAAATCGACTGGAACGCACTGATCGAGTCAGATCCGGTGGAGTACCTGAAGCAGCAGCAACTCTTTCAACAGAGACAAGCGCTGTATCAGCAAAACACCCAGGAACGCCAAAAACTCGCCCAGCAGTTCCAGACCGAACAGGCACAAGCCCACCAGAGTTACCTGGCCAAGCAGCAGGAAGACCTCCTCGCCAAGCTCCCGGACTGGAAAGACGATGCCAAGGCTAAAGCCGAAAAAACCGCTATCTCGGAGTTTCTGCAAAAGCAGGGCTTCGAGGCTGAGGACATTTCGTCCATTGCCGACCACCGCCACGTTCTCGTAGCACGCAAGGCGATGCTCTATGACCAAATCATGGCCAATGCCAAGCTGCAAGCCAAGAAGGTTCAGGAGGCGCCCCAGCGGGTGGTCAAGCCAGGCGTAGGCGAATCCCGACACATCGATGGTCGCTCTGCTGCTTCCAAGCGGCTGGAGAAGACCGGTCGTGTTGAGGACGCCGCCGCCGTATTCGCCCAATTCCTTTGATTCAGGAGCGACATCATGTCCGCACCCAGCAATACATTCCTCACCACTGCCGCGATCGGCAACCGTGAAGACCTGACCGACACCATCTACCGCATTTCCCCGACTGCCACGCCGTTCATCTCGCTGGCCGCCCGGGGCACTGCATCCAACACCCTGCACGAATGGCAGACCCAGGACCTGGCAGCCGCGGTGGCCAACAACGCCCAGGCTGAAGGTGATGACGCTGTCGCCAAGACCGTAACCCCAACTGTTCGCCTGAACAACCGCACCCAGATCTCGACCAAGACCGTGATCGTGTCCGGCACCCAGCAGGCGATGAACCCTGCCGGCCGCAAGAACGAACTGTCCTACCAGCTCAGCTTGGCCTCGCTGGAGCTGCGCCGCGACATGGAGACTTCCGCTACCCAGCTGGACGTTTCCGCCACCGCACCGCGCCAATCCCGTGGTCTGGTTGGCTGGGTCGTGGACAACGTGAACCGCAACGCCGGCACCCTGGCTTCGTACACCGGCAACACCGGACGTACCAAGGGCACTGCGATTGCGTTCACCGAGGCGCGCCTCAAAGACGTGTTGCAGAAGTGCTTCACGGCTGGCGGTGATCCGGACTCGATCCTGCTGCCGCCTGGTGCCAAGCAGACCTTCTCCACCTTCACCGGTAACGCCACCCGTTTCGACAAAAGCGAAGATTCCAAGCTGTACGCCTCGGTCGACGTGTACGTGTCGGACTTCGGTGAGTTGAAGGCGATCCCTTCGCGCTTCCAGGATGCGAACGACGTGTTCGTGCTGGAAGCGTCCAAGTGGGCGATCTGCTATCTGCGTCCGTTCAGCACAGAAGAGCTGGCGAAAACCGGTGACGCTGAGCGGCGCATGCTGAAAGTCGAATGGACTGTTGAAGCCCGTGCGCCCAAGGCGAACGGCGCCATCTACGACGTCCTCTGATCCTGACGGCAATCACCCAAGGGGAGCTTCGGCTCCCCTTTTCTTTGAGGAGAGTTTGATATGCCAATGATCAGACAGAATGCCGACAGTTCGCTCGGCATCGAGGGAAAGGACGGCGGCGAAGGTGGATTCATCCCCGCCACGCTGCCGTACATCGCAACGACCGTCGACTGCACCATCTTCACGGCTGGCCGCCCTTACGTCGTCAAGGCCATTCGTGGCCGTGTTGATGTAGCTGGTACCGGTGGCGCTTGCACGGCAACCATCCGCAAGGTGGCAAGCGGTACCGCCATCACCTCGGGTACGGCGTTGCACACCGACAGCTTCAACCTGGTGGGCACCGTCAACACCCAGCAAGCCCTGACGCTCTCGACCGCTGCCAGCGACCTGCTGTTGGCTGCTGGTGATTCGATCTGCTACGACCTGACCGGTACCGCGACATCAGCCGTCGGCACCATCAGCGTGACTCTCAACCCGGCCTGATCTAACGCCCCGCTTGGGGCGTTTTTCTTTGGAGCCTCGCCCATGAGCAATACCTTCGAGAACGCCATGACGGTGGTTGTGACTGGCGTAGCTATGACTACGTCGGCCGTCTCGGCCAACGCCACGATCCCGCTTGATTCGAGCGGCAATGTGCCGAAATACATCCGCATCAGTGCCAGCGCATCGTCCTTTGTGCGCATAGGCAACGGCACGCCGGTTGCGGTGGCCACTGACCTGCTGGTCCAGCCCGGCGATGCCGTCATCCTGGCCACTTGCGGCTACACCAAGGTCGCGGCGATTTGGGTGTCTGCTGCTGGCGGCGCCGTGTTTTCCGGCGCCGGTTCCGTACAGGTTTCTGCGCTGGAGAATGCGTGATGCTCGACCTCGAAACGAAGTTCCATTTCCACGACGATGGAAAAATGACGGTCCAGCGCACGCAGGACTGCACGCCTATCGCCGAGCACACCAAGAACCTGCACAACGCGGGGATGCATGGTGGGTCGGAAATGAAACACGCGGCCAAAATCCCGTTCGTGATCATCGAGGACTACTGCAACAAGCACGACATCACCTTTCACGAGTGCATGGCCAACAAGGAGCACATGCGCCGGATGCTCAACGACCCGGATCTGTCCGTGTTCCGTATCTGGAAGGGCAAGGTATGAGCATCACCAACTACTCGGAATTGCAGGCGTCCGTGGCGTCCTGGCTCAACCGCGGCGATCTGACGGCGAACATCACCGACTTCATCACCCTGGCCGAGGCTCAGCTCAACACTGACCTGAAAGCCCGGGCGATGGATGCCAAGACCACACTGCCTACGGTCGTCGGCGTCAGCACTGTCGCGCTGCCTTCGGACATGCTCGGCATGCGCCGCCTTCAGGTGGTGGGCACCTACAACCAGCCGCTGTCCTACCGTTCGCCGGATGAGCTGAGCATTGATTTTGCAGCCAACACTTCCGGCCAGCCTGTGGTGTTCACGGTTGTTGGTGGCAATGCCGAGCTGGCGCCGATCCCGGACGCGGTGTACTCACTGGAGCTGACCTATCAGCAGAAAATACCAGCGCTCTCGGTGGCGGCCCCAACTAATTGGCTGTTGACCAACTGGCCGAATGCCTACCTGTACGCCGCTTTACTCGCGGCCACGCCGTTCATCATGAATGACGCGCGCCTTCCGGTCTGGGGACAGCTCTATGCACAGGCCGTTGACGGCATAAATAACGTCGACTGGTACAGCGGTTCAACCATGAAGGTGCGCGCACGATGATTCCGCTGATGGGGTTTGCGCCAGATGCCGACATTACCGCGCCCGGCATTCTCACCGGCTGCACGAACATGATTCCGTACCAGAACGGCATGGAGGGCGCACCAGAACCAGTAACGCCAGCGGCAACGCCTGCGCTTGCGGCGGCCTGCATCGGCGCCGCTGTAGTGGCGAAGCTGGACGATACGCGGCGGATCATCGCTGGTACCACCACCAAACTGTATGAACTGTCTGCGGGGGTCTGGTCTGACGTTTCCCGGGCTGCCGCCTATACCGGCGGCGTTGATACGCGTTGGTCCATCACTCAGTTTGGTGACGCCACACTCTGCGCGAACCGGTCTGACGTGATTCAGCGTTCAACGGGAGCTGCGTTCGCCGATGTTGCCACTGCACCCAAGGCTGAGATCTTGTTCACAGTTGGCGCCTTTGTGATGGCGCTCAACACCAACGACGGGGCGGAAAAGCCGGATGGCTGGCATTGCTGCGCCGCCTTTGATGATACGTCGTGGACCCCAAGCTTAGCGACTCAGGCCACGTCTGGGCGGCTTGTGGCCACTGCTGGTCGACTGACTGCGGGAATGCGCCTGGGCGAGTACGCCATCGCCTACAAGGCCAAATCCATCTATCTCGGTCAGTATGTTGGGGCTCCGATTGTCTGGAACTTTATTCAAGTCCCGGGCGGGGAAGCGGGCTGTATCGGTAAGGATGCGATCTGCGACATCGGCGGCGCGCACTTCTTCGTCGGTGACGACAATCTGTGGATTTTCGACGGAACCCGGCCCATTCCGGTAGCTGAAGGGTATGTGCGCCAGTTCTTTTACGACAACTCGAACCCGGCCTACCGTTACAAAACGATTTGCGTGTTCGACCGGCAGAAGAACCTAGTGTGGGTGTTCTACCCGTCACTCGGCGCCACCTCGCCCGATTCAGCCATCGTTTACCACATCATCGCGAAGAAGTGGGGAGTGGCGAACCGGAGCATTGAGGCGGCTCTTAACTACATTTCTAACGGCGTGACGATCGATGGACTGTCGGCCATCTCGGCCACCATCGATGGCCTGTCGGCCTATTCGTTTGACTCCCAGTTTTGGCTGGCTGGCGGCAGGTCGATGTCGATCTTCAACACGTCGCACCAGCTGCAATCCATGACAGGTGTATCGGTTTCCAGCTCGATGACGACAGGGGAGGTCGGTGATGACTATGCCGTCACCTGCCTCGGCCCGATTCGTTTTCGCTATGCCGTGGCTCCAGTTTCCGCCTCCGCGCAGACCTTTATTCAGCAGAATTCCGGTGTCGGCTTCACGGGTGGCGCAACCGGTGCGGTTCTGGATGGCAAGTTTGATCTGCGGCAGTCCGCCCGCTGGCATAAGGCGACGTTCAATTTCACAGGGCCGGTGAGGATCACGCACATGGATGCAGCCCTTGTAGCGAACGGTGGGCGCTGAGCCATGAAGACGAACACCACGCCGCGAGTCGGCACCAATGATCCGGTCCTACAGCGCGAGCTGCGCGAGCACGCCACCCAGATCAATCTGATCTCCGAGGGGCGCATCGCCGGGTTCTACACCGCGCTCACGGCGGCACCAACCAGTGGTGCCTGGATGCAGGGCGATTCCGTAAAAAACTCAACGCCCTCAGAGCTTGGCGCCGCCGCCTCCAAGTACGTCATCGAGGGCTGGGTCTGTGTCGTCTCCGGAACCCCAGGCACCTGGGTCCAAAAACGCTGCCTGACGGGTAACTGATGAACAAACTGATCATGGTGCCAACGACGCATATCGACGTGGCCTGGAAAGAGGGCGCCCACAACCTCGCCTTGGCCTGCGCCACCTCGGGCGGTGAGATCACCGGGGACCAGCTGAAAATGATGCTCAGCCGTGGCGAACGAACGCTGGTCCGTCTCGATCGGGCCGGGCACATCGCTGGATGGGGCGTCGTGGGTGTCGAGCAACTTCCCAACTGCCGCGTGCTGTACGTCTATGAGTTGTACGCGCCGCATGGCCATTTTGAAGAGTTTTGTGATGAGTTGGGCGTCATGGCCAAGTCGCTCGGCTGTTTGCGTCTGCGCTGTGCAGCAGCACCCGCTCAAGCCCGTCTCTACCGGCAGCGCTGTGGATTCGCGCCGGTCTACCAAGTCCTGGAGGTCGAACTGTGAATATTGAAGCCCTGCACGAACAGCTCAGCGCAGAGTTCGGCGGCCCAGCCATTGGCGCGCTGCCGGCCTTTATTGGCGATGTGATTCGCCCGCATAAGGGTGGTGGTGGCCAGTCCAGCTCTACCACGCAATCCATCCCTGAAGAGTTGAAGCCGCTGGCCGCTGCATATGGCAACAAGGCCATGCAGCTGTCCAACACGCCATACCAATCCTACGGCGGACAGCAAGTCGCTGACATGAATTGGGCTCAAAACGCCGGGGCTGGCGCGGTTTATAACCGTGCATTCGGTGGAGACTCGCTATTTAATTCAGCCAAGGGATCTATGCAGGGTGCACTGGATAGCGGCAATGCGGCGACCTCCAACCCTTACGGCTACTCGGCCGGGGTAGGGTCGGCAGCGCCGGCCAACAACGGCGGCACCAACCAGTACGCCGGGGCCAATCCATACCTACAGCAGAATATTGACGCCGCGATGGGCGACATCACGCGCAACTACAATGACGCTGTCGCCCCAGGCCTGACGACTCAGATGGTCGGTTCTGGCTCGTTTGGCAACACGGGCGCACAGGCTTCGACGACCAACGCGCTCAACGACCTGACCAAGAACATGGCCAACACCGCTTCTGGCATGCGCATGCAGGATTACACCTCGCAACAGGGCCTGGCTGAGAACCAGATCAATCGCAACATGCAGACCAGCCAGTACAACACCGGCCTGGCCGATTCGGCGCTGGGTCGCAGCCAGCAGAACAACCAGTTCAATTCGAGCATGGGCAACGACTACGCATCGCGCAATGACCAAATGAAGTCCCAGTACATGAACCTTGCCCCGGCGTATGCAAACCAGGCTTACACGGACGCCGACCAATTGTCCAAGGTTGGCCAGCAGTGGCAAGACAACGCACAGCAAAATCTGGACGCTCAATACCAAAGCTGGAGCGATGCACAGAACGACCCGTACAAGAAGCTGGCGGCCATGTCTGGCGTGTTTGGCTCCGGTTTGGGCAATACCTCAGCGACAAAGACTTCGGGCGGGGGTGGTAAATGAGTTTCTTCGGTGATGTGGGCAGCTTCGAACTGTTCAACTTGGGTGCGATGGGGAATCAGGTCAAGGACAACCCGGCGCGACTGCTCTACGGATCGGCCGACCCGTTTTCAACTGGCATGTGGAACAAGGTGCTGGGCACCAACGACAAGCCACTGGTGGACCAGTGGGGTGGCGCCGCACCGCAACGTTACGAAGAGGCTCAGGACGCGGGGATCAATACCGGCCCCGGCAAGACCATGCACGCCATCGCCAAGACCATCGCCTCGATCTATGCGGGCGGCGCGGCAGGCGGGCTGCTGAGTGGTGGTGCTGGCGCGGCAGGCGGCGCTGGGACTGCCGGTGCGACCGGTGCGCCAGCGACTACTGCGGGTTACGGGCTCGGACAGCCGGCGGTCACTGGCACCATGGGCAATGCTGCCTATGCGGGCGGCAACGCATCACCCGGGCTGCTCAGCTCAATGGGCACCAGCTTGTCGAACTTCAACACGCAGGCCAAACCTTACATGGACGCGGCCAGCTACGGACAGAAGGCCTACGGGCTGCTCTCCCCGCAAGGCCAGCAACAGCCTATGTCTGGTCAGCAGGCCGTGCAGCAGTCCAACAGCGGCCCACAGACCTTGGCCCAACTGGCTCAGGGTCAGCCTAACCCGCTGATTGCCCAGCGTCAGCAACAAGCACAGCAACGCCGCGCGCAGAGAGGGTACTGAAATGCCTGACATGAATGGGCTTCTCGACTTTGCGCAATCTCCCGCAGGTCAAGGCTTGTTGGCCGCTGCATTTGGCGGGCTGGCTACGGCCGGACGCGGCGGTCCGATCAACACCATAGGTGCGGCCGGCCTGTCCGGGATCGCCGGTTATTCGGCGGCGAGTGCTAACTCGCTGAAGAATCAGCAATTCAAGCTGAAACAAAATCAGATGGAGCAATTGCCAGGCCTGTATTCGACCGATGATGCAGGGAATACACAATTTGACTTCAAGCGCGGTGCGGCGCTCGGACTGCCCGCAAAGGACATGCTCATCCTTTCCCAGCTGCCAAATGCCTCCAGGGCAAAGGTGGCGCGCACAGTTGATGTTCCCAGTGCAGACGGCGGCAAGCAAACCATGCAGTACGACGAATACGGTCGTCCGGTGGGTCAGGCTATTGCCTCCTACGTCGCGCCGCAGCTGGTTGATCTTGGTGGCTCGAAGCAGTTTGCCACGCCGAATGCTGGCCAGAGCTTTGCCATGAGCATGTCGCCTGGCGAGCGGGCGGCAGATGCCCGGGGCTGGGCGGGCGTCGCTAATCAGCGGGAACAGAATGCCACGCTGAAGGACGCCAACAATGTCCAGCGAGAGGCTGGGCGTATCCAGATCATTAGCGGTCCTGACGGCAACAGTTATCGGGTCGACAAGGGGACCGGCCAAGTGTCACCCATTGTTACGCAGGCGGGCACGCCGTTTCAGGACGGCGCGTCCTCCAAGCTCACTGAGTCGGAAGGCAAGAGCACGCTGTACCTGAGCCAAATGACCGGTGCCCAAAACGTCCTTGATAAAGTTGGCGGGTCGGCTTCGCCTGCACGCGTAGCACTTGCCCGCAGCCCGTATACCAACGCGCTTGCTGGCGAAGCCGGACAGAAGATCGCCCAGGCACAAGAGCAGTGGGCTGAGGGCTTCTTGCGCGCCAAGACGGGAGCGGCATCCACGCCGGTAGAGATGGCCAATAACCTGCGCACTTTTTTCCCGGTGGTAGGCGACAGCGAGGCGGTGATCAAGCAAAAGACGCTCGCCCGTGAACAGGCAATTAGGGATATGGCGATACCTGCGGGACGTGGCGCGGAAAAAGTCACGCCGCGCACTGCGCAACCGCAACCGCAACCGCCTATGGCTATACCGAAAGCTGGCGCATTCGCCGATCCAGGAAAAGAAGCCCGTTACCAAGAATTCAAACGGCGTCAGGGGCAATAAACCATGACCGAGCAGGAAGAATTTGAGTTCCGTATGCGTCTGGAGCAGGAACAAGCCGCGCCATCTCCTGAACAGTCCCAGGTCCAAGCAGCACAGCCTCAGCAAGAGGTCGCGGCCCAGTCCCAGACGCCCCCTGATCGACTCAGGGGCCGCAACTGGCTGGAGCGCGGCACGCTCGGTGCGGGCAAGGCCGTTGCTGATCTGATGGAAGGCGTCGGCTTGGGTGGTGCGCTATGGCCCCGCGGCTGGCAGCGCGCTCCTGGGGCAGATGATGATCTCATGTCAGACCCAGCAGGCATTGGTGGCAATATTGCAGGTCAGGTTGGCATTGGTGTTTTGGGCGGTAAAGCGCTGCAGGGCGCCGGCAAGGCGGTACAGTCAGTAGGCGCAGCACGCGCAATGCCGGTGGTCAAAAGTGCTGGCGGTCTATTGGAGATGGGGGGGAATGCCATCCTTAATCCTACCAACTATCGCCAAGCTGCCGGAGCGGGTGCAGCCTTCGGTTTGCTTACACAGCCCGGTGATTTGCCGGGCCGTCTAGCCAATGCGGCCACAGGCGCGATTGGTGGCACTGCCGGTATGGCGGTAGGCCGAGGCGTCGGTAAAGTGGTTAGCGGCGTCAAATCGCTTATCACTCCAAAAGCCCCCATAGAGATGGAAATCTCGGCCAAGTTGGCGCAAGACGGTGTCGACTATTTCTCCCTGCCCAAGGCCATCAAGGAGCAGATGGTGACCATCGGCAAGCGCTCCCTGGATGATATTGGTCAGGTGGACACCGAACAGCTCTCGCGCATGGCTGACTTCAACAAGCTGGGGATTACTCCAACCCGTGGCTGGGTCACCCGTGATGCCAAGGACTGGTGGATGGAAAACAACCTCAACACGGTTGATGATCAGATCCAGGCGCGATTCGTCGATGCCAATAGAACGCTGCTGCAAGGCGTCTCGAAAGGTGCCGGCGACGCAACGGACTACCAGCGAGGGCAAGTGCTGAAAAACTCGGTGACCGGATATGATGACGCGCTGAAGAAAAAAGCCGATACGCTTTATCAATCTGCCAGAGACACGGCTGGCCGAGACATTCCTCTGGATGCTCCCCGCTTCATCAACAATGCCTCCGCGGATCTTGACCAGCAAATGCTTGGTTCAAAGCTTCCGGCTGACACGCTTTCATGGTTCAAAAATGCAACCGAGGGCAAGGAGCCTTTCGACATGGGTACGGCATTACAACGCCTACAGGCATTGAATGGTCGGATCTATAGTACGAGTGACCGCGCCGAAGCCACGGCGCTTGGCATCGTCAAAAATCACCTGATCAAGGAAATCGAAGGCAATGGCGACGCGCGTTCTGGCGGGCAGAAAGAACTGGCTGATGCTTTCCAAACTGCCAGGACAGCCGCCGCTGATCGCTTCCGCTTCCAAGAATCCAATCCTCTGATTGATAAAATCCTCAAAGGCAAATATGCCCCAGAGGATTTGCCGGAGATTGTTGGGCGGATGAAGGTCGACGACCTTAATGGACTTTCACAGCTTGAGGCGCAGCGAGGCGTCCCAATCATGGGCGCATTGCGTGACTCTGCGCGGGCCTATATTCGCGACGCCTCGACGCTCCAGAGCGAAACAGGTGGCTCGTTCACAATCAACGGCATGCGCAAGGCGATAGACAAAATTGGTCCTGAAAAAGGAAAGGCGCTATTTGGTAAGGAAGGGTGGGAAGAGTACCTGCAGATCTTGCGGGCTGGTGGCGCTATCAACAATCCGCCGATGAAGCCAGCTGGGTCCAGTACTGCCCCGAATTTGCTGCGCATGATGCAGCAATTGCCAATCCCTGGCATTCCTCAATCGCTTAACTTGGTATTTTCCGGGATCGGTAAAGCGAAGCAGATGTCGAACGTCGGCGCGGCCTTGAATCCATCCATAAAAATGAGCGTGCCAAGAACACCACAGCCAAGCATCCTGCCGTTGATTACAGCCCCAGGCTTACTTGGGATCTCGGAACAATAAAACACTTAGTCTTCGTCAGGATTGATCAGGACGATTTTCCTGATCCTGCTTCCGCGCGGCAGGTGTTTTTTCGCCATTCGAGTCAGAAATTCCTCCAGCCTCATGAACAGCCATATTCCAGCAAAGACGCCGGAAAACTGGATTGCCTTAATTAGATGCTCGCTCAAGCGAACCTCCAGGGTGTAACGCCCTCACTCAACTAAAGCCCGCCATGTGCGGGCTTTTTTATTGGGATGAAAAACATGCCGCTTCCTTCTTCGATCACCGACTTGTCGACCACGGCTGGTAGTAACAGCCCGGCAGGCTCGGAATCACCATCATTGATAGACGATTACCTGCGCACCTACGCATCATACATCGCTCTGCTGAGAGACCAGAATAGCACCACTCCACAGACAATCGCCTCGGCGACGTTGACTGATATCGGGGGCGCAACGACCAACGTTATCATTATCAGCGGTACGGTCACGATCACAGGTCTTGGTACGGCTGCCGCAGGAGTAAGGCGTAGCGTTCGCTTCAGTGGGATACTTGTACTGACTCACAACGCGACTTCCTTGGTCCTGCCTGGCGCAGCAAACATCACCACTGCTGCCGGCGACTGTGCAGAGTTCCGCAGCCTTGGCAGCGGCAACTGGGTTTGCACCAGCTTTAACGCCGCCAGTGGCGATTATTGCCGGACCAATATCCTCGGCACTGTCAGCCAGGCGAGTGGCGTGCCTACAGGGGCCATCATCGAAACAATCACAAATTCCAACGGCATCGCGATGAAGCTGGCGAACGGGGTCATGTTTTGCCTATGGCAAACAACTGGATTTTCTCTCGCCGCTAACGGGTTTGCCAACTTCGGACCCTACAGCCTCCCGGCAAGCTTCACCAGCTCGGCAACGGTACTTGCGGCCGGAAGCGCTCTACCAGGCACGAATTATGACTTCTACGGCATTACGGCAATCAACGTTTCGACAACGAACTCTTTTACCGTAGCAATGCGCAATGGGGCAACCGCCCAAACGGCTTCCGCAAGCATTATTTTCGCAGGCAGGTGGTATGTATGAGAATCAAACTCTCCCCATTAAGCACAGACGAAACCCTGGCTGTTGTGAAACAGGGGGACTGCCTGACCGTCAACGGCGAGGACTTCGACTTCTCGCCCATGGAGAACGGCGACACGCTGCCGCGTTCCGCAATTCTCTCCCAGTGGTTTGTGGGCGACGTGGACAAGGTTTCTGGCGAGCTGATCCTTACGTTGCAGCTGCCTAACCCGTGGAACTACAGCCCTGAACAGGCGTTCCCGGTGGATCTGGTTGATGTTCCAGACGGCCCGGTTGAGTTCCCGCCACCTCTGCCGGAAGCGCTGCCACCGCCGCCAGTGGCAGAGCAATTATCCGAAGAGGGTGCCGCATGAGCAACATTGACTGGAGCAAACTCATCACCAAGGCCATGAAGGATGCTGCCGCGACCGCGGCGCACTTGGTCTTGATGAAGGCCGAACTGGCCGCGCGCAACGCCCAATGTGTCCTACAGATCGCCCGCATTCAGGACCGAATCGACACGATCGGGTTTGGCATCGAAATAGGCGAAGCAACCGCTGAGGATGAGGCAGAGCAGGCCGCGCTTCTGATAAATATAAAGGCATGGAAAAAATACAAATTCGATCTTGGAAAAGTCACAGCTCAGCCGACGTGGCATGCGGCGCCAGTCTGGCCGGTCATTCCAGCCATACCTGTGATTATTGCAGACCCCAGTGCTCGCCAAGCAGATAGCGTTTAGCAAGAGGTTGATATGCCAATCACCGCGCGGCAGTTGCTGCTGATTCTCCCGGACGCCGGCAAGCAAGCCGGCGTTTTTGCGTCTGCGCTGAATTTGGCCATGGAGCGGTATCAGATCAACACCCGGTTGAGGATTGCGGCCTTCATCGCCCAAGTTGGTCATGAATCCGGCCAGTTCCGTTATGTGCGGGAGCTTGGTGGCGACCAGTATCTGAGCAAGTACGACACTGGCCCCCTGGCCAAGCGTTTGGGCAATACGCCAGAGGCCGATGGCGATGGGCAGAAGTACCGCGGGCGCGGGTTGATCCAAATCACAGGCCGCGACAACTACCTGGCGTGCAGCAAGGCGTTGTTCTCAGATGATCGGTTACTCCGAACACCTGAATTGCTCGAGCAGGCTGAGTGGGCGTGCAAGTCGGCGGCGTGGTTCTGGAACTCGCGGAACCTGAACGCCCTAGCAGACGATGGCGACTTCGAGCGCATCACCCGTCGCATCAACGGTGGATTGAACGGATACGCCGAGCGGCTGGCGTTCTACAAGACCGCGCTGAGTGTGCTGGTATGAGCCCGCTGTTGCTCCGCTTCCTTCCTTATATAGCTGCGGTGCTGCTGGTGGCCGGCGCGCTCTTCGGCGCCTATCACCACGGCCTTTCTATGAAGGATGCCGAATGGCAGAGCCTGTGGAATGACCGCAACACCCTGGACGCCAAGGCGCGGGCGTCGAATGAGTCCGCTGCCCGCGCAAAGGAACAGACCTATCAACAGTCTATCAACAAGGCGATCCAAGATGGTCAACGAACGATCGATCAGGCAATTGCTGATGCCGCCGCTGCTCGCGCTTCTGCTGACAGCCTGCGCGGGGCAGCCGACGACCTTGCCGCTAGACTCGCAGCCAGTGAAAGCAGCGGCAATTCCTGCACTGCCGCCGCAAGCCAGGCAGCTACCCGCGCCGCCATGGTGTTTGCCGACGTGCTCAAAAAATCTGTCAAACGAAATACAGAACTGGCAGAGACAGCTGACCGAGCCAGAGCCAGGGGAGTGACCTGCGAACAAGTTTACGATGCGCTGGGTAATTGAGCTGTCGCTTGAGTCGGCCCATGCGCGAATCGCTGCTGACCAGGTGATTGACGGCAAGGTGCCAGATCCCACCGGCCGGCGACCAAGGATTGATTGCGCTGGCGGCGTGCCAGGATTACGTGCGTGGAATTCAGCCAGCGTTGCCTTGAGATAGCTCCTGACCAACTCGTGTTACATCATCGGTGCGATTTGAGACTGAGGAGCTTGGGCCGTCCTGGTCTTTCTGTAGTTTTTTGATTCGGTTCCGTTCCTTCTCGCGGATAGCTGCGAGAACAGGGTATCCAAAGACTAAACTCACCGGCCAAATGATCACGACACTGATTAAAGCAATGCTGTGAACCAGCCTGTCACCATGCTCAAGTCCCAAAGCCCTAAGTACGCTGTCCAATATCGGGTTTGTTTGTGTGGGCGTATAAGTGCCTTCGATCCAATTTCGACGGATCTGATTGAGCTGAAAAAACAGGCCGATAAGCAGAGCGAAAACCCACAGGACAAGCAAAACAGCGCTTACTAATGCGATGTGTCTCATGATTTCCATTTCAATTTCTCCATGGAACGATTTCAAAAAACGAATGAATAATTGTTCTATTCTGGCATTGGAATCAGTTCATTTCCAGCAGTAGTCATCGAGCACTAAACACCCTGATAGCTTCAGCGCGGCCTTGAGGGTCACGGCTTAGAGCCTTCGAGCGCTCGTAATTTTACGGTCAGCTCAGAAATGTGCTTGTTGTTGGCCATCAGCTCCCAGTTGCTTTTCGTCTCGGTATCGGTGGCTCTACGGTTTGAATCTGCGAGGTCAGCCTTGGCCTTCAACAGGTCGGCACGCAGCGCCCCGCATTCTTTGGTGACATCAGCGTGCATCTGCACCAGCCCGAAGATGTCTTCGCGGGCCTTGCGCAATTGCAGGGTCAGTTCCTGCACCTCGTTCTCGGTGATGCGCAGGAAATAGCGACAGGTCTCAAGCTCAGTTGGGCAGCCAAGCCAGTCGCTGGTGTCTTCGATTTCGAGGGGATCCACGGTCATGCCTTATCGATACTGCTTGGATATACAGTAATCGAGGTTGAGCGGTTGGCGGGGGAGAAGCGACGAGCTGTCGCCTCAGATCATTCCGGCGTCATCATGACCGCTAGCGTCATATTGATGAATTCCTCATTCTGGCCGATCACGCCCAGGGCACCTCGAACATTGTTGCCCGCTGTTGTTGAGCCCAGGCTTTCAACCAACAAGGTGAGTTCAATGATGGCTGCCTCAAGGGCAAGTTGGTTTTCATTGATCTTGTAAAGCAGGGAAGGGAGCAGGTCTGAGTTTGGCATCGCAGTTTTCTCCGTGGAGAGGAAAGCGTAGCAGTCAAAAAGAATTGGTATTCGGTCGGCAGAACGCCGGGGAGGGGAAATGCTAGGGGTCTAGGGAAAACGTAGTGAGTTTGTCACTCGGCGTTAAGCACGGTTGGGCATCGTTGCAGCGAGCGCCCCTTATGGAGTCACGTGTTTAGCGGTACGTAGCCCCATCTGCTTGCATGGGGTGCTAGGGGTCGAGTGTTCGAATCACTCCGTCCCGACCATTTTTCGTAAGGGGATCAAGTACTTAGTGGCTTGGTCCCCTTCCTCGTTCCAGGCTTGCGCAAAACCCGCACAAGGGCTCGCCACTATTGCTTTGGCTTCGTTACTTCATCCCCCGAGTCACTTGAAGTCGCTGCGTCTTTGTCCATTTCCTCCGACTCTGCACCAGAATTGGAACCCGCAGCTTCCTCCCCTTTTTTGTCCGCCTTTTCCGCGTTTGACTCACCCCCCTGATTAAGCCCCGGAAGAGCACTCGGCGGAATAGTAGCGTCTTCCGTATTCTTCTCGGCTGCGAGCGAGTAAACCGAGCAGATCGGCAGAAGCCCCGCGAGCATGAGAGCGGCAATTTTGCTGTTCATCGTTTGCGCCTACTGTGCGAGTGAATGTATGCATTGGAAGAGCACGGAGAGTGAACGTGCTGATGTCAGGACGAACGGTAAGTATGAGAAAGCCCAATAAGCCTCGCTACGTGAGCACAGGTGCCATCATTTTTTGCATGTAAGACTTTTACGCGGCTAATACAATGACGCCGAACCAGGGAAGGATAAGGGCGGAATGAGTCGGTACTCAAATTTCATTACATGGACAGTGAAAGTGTCGAATCGAATAACGAGGCGACATTGTTTGATCGCTGCCTTCGTTTTATTGCTTTGCTGGGGTGCAGCGATCTTCTTTCATTGGCCTGTCGAACCTGTTTTCTTCTTCGTCCTGGCCATGCAACTGGCGTTCTACTCGTTTCTCATAAAGGGTGCGACACCTGAATCGACAAAAATACGTCAAACCGCGGCTTCAAGCGTATCGAGATTCAAAAGGGTGAAGTAACCCACCTCCGGCTTCCATCCAGCGGTGTCGATATGAATCACGTTGCCAAGCCTGACCGGTTTTCGTATCGGTGTATGCCCAACGATCATTGCGCGCAGGCCCTCAACGCCATGCATCTCCCACTGATCGAGTCGGCTTCGTGACCACATGCAGCGGTGCTGCACCTGAATCAGGCACTGGCTGCTCTCTGGCGATTCCAGTTCCTCACGCAGGCGCTCCCATGATGCAAATGGGCAATCGGCATGCACGATGCCAATCAGGCCTTGTGTCGTTTCGACTTCGATGGCGATGGGTAACTCGGCGAACTTCGCCGCGAATTCATTCTGCTCGGACAGTGATAGGCCCGTGAACCATAAGCCGCCGTTGTAGATCCAGCTATCGACGTCGCAGGTATCGAAGTGAACCACGTAGTCGTCATGGTTGCCGCGCACTGCATGGAACCACGGCTTGTCCAGCCAATCGAGCGCATTACGGCATTCGGGCCCGCGGTCAATCAGGTCGCCAACGCTGAACAGGCGATCGACCGTGGGGTTGAACCCGGCTCCTTCCAGAGCAGCCTGCAACCGAGTGAAATGGCCATGAATGTCGCCGACGGCGAAATCTCGACCGGCAGTGTTTTCGGCGTAGCGCTTTACGCGCGTGACCTCTGAGGTTTCGAACATGGCAGTGCCTCATCCGCCAATCGCCGGCGAGTTCGTGGTCACTTGAGTTTAGGCTGCGTCGACGCAAGTCGCGGGCAAGGCGTAGTGATAGGGCTTCGGGTTGATCACAAAGAACTAAAGAAAAACCCGGTATTGCACCGGGTTTTTTTCGACAGGGTCAGCGTTAGTAGCCAGCCGCCTGGGCGAGGTGGTTGTCCTGCGCCACAGTGATAAAGTGCAGTGGAACGTGCGGTTGTTCATCAGGGGTGCGGATTTCGACGCTACCGACGATTTGAAGGTGTCGCTCACTCAGCCCGGTCGACTCTGCTGCCTTTGCCATAGCCATTCTCGCGTGGTTCGCTGCGATTTCATTGAGAGTTGACACGTTACATCTCCGGGGGGACTGACCAAGCGTTAATTAGATTGCCGCCGCGTCAGAATTACGTCGTTCTGGGGCTGCATGACCGGCTTGTGCAATCCCTAAGCCAGACAGGGGCACCTGTTACGCGCCAGGTTTTGATATACGACGAATGGTTATCGCGGACAAAAAAACCATCAACTTGACCCGGCGCTTCCCGCCGACTAGACCTTATGCCACTGGGGCGGCCGCTCTAACGCTAGTTCGTCAGACAAGGAGATCCGCAGTGGATAAGTCCGACTACCCGCCACCGCCAATGCGCAAACTGCGGGTCTATGCGTTCGACCCGCAAGCCTCGACTCAAATGGAAACGGTTGGGATCAACCACGCCACCATCGAGTTGCCTTGGGAGCAGCGCTGGGAAACCGATCTCTTGCCGGGACCTGTAAACGAGTATCTGGAAGTCATCGATGTTGATCCCACCAGCGGCCAACTCTACAAACCGGTGGATTTGAATAACCCGTATTTGTTGGCCCAGGACGGCATCGCGCCCTCCGAGGGTGACCCGCGTTTCCATCAGCAAATGGTCTTTACTGTTGCGATGAAAACCATCAGATTGTTCGAGCGAGCGTTGGGCCGCAAGGTGTTCTGGTCACCCAGGGTTGTCGACGATGAGCGCAACAAACCGACTCACGTCTATGTACGACGATTACGTATCTATCCCCACGCGTTGCGCGAGGCCAATGCCTATTACAGCCCGGCGAAAAAGGCGTTGTTGTTCGGTTACTTCAAAGCTTGCTGA